TTGATTGGCTGCAAGGAGAAATATATTATCAATGGATAAGTAAACTAGCTAAACATGTACAACCAGTAAATAATAATAAACATATAGTACAGTTTCCATTATCAGCAATGAAAACATATAGAAAGTTAACACCAGAAGAAATAAAACAACTAAAAGAATTTGAAAATTCCAATTATAATTAGTATATTTGTAGAAGAAAATAACATAAAAAAATAAATAAAATGAAGAATGAGCGAAGCAACCGTACAATACTTAAAGAAGAACCATATCAATCTAACACAAGATGAGATAAGAGAACTATTCAAAGATAAAGAAAAGAATGAGAATAAGATAATAAAATCACAGATGGCATTGGTGATGCAACTAGCACAACGTTACCAACACTTCAACCAAAAGAAAACTCTAGATGAAGTAGTATCTGATTGTATGGAAGGTCTAATGAAAGCAATGCACTACTATAATCCAATTGAATTCCCAGATGTTGATTTTACTGCATTTGCACACACATCAATCAAACAAACGATGTACCACTACAAAGATGAGAATAGTATCATTAAACTAACTGGTAGAGCTAAAAAGAACCAACTACGTGAAGATGAAGTATACGTAACCACAACCAAGTTCGAAGATATGAATACCAAGGAAGGTGATTCAGTATCTTTCCTAGAGATATACCAACCAGCTACCGATGATTTTAAAGATGATTTGCTTAGATACAATAAACTATGCTCAACAGTTAAAGATGCATTCAAAGATAAACCAAGGTATGCAGATATAATCATAGCTAACTTTGGATTGTGTGGGATGAATGAAAAACTAACGCAAGAAGAAATTGGTGATATGTTTGGGATAAGCAAACAAGCAGTAAACCAAATAAAACACATGGCATTGAAAAAGCTAAAAAATAATAAAGAATTTATAGAATACTTAAAAGAAACATATTATGAATGAAGAACAATTAATAGCAGCATTGGATATACTATTTTCAATAGCTGATGACGAAGAAGAAACAATATAATCATACTTTATATTATATTAAGAAAGTGTTTAATTTATTCCATTTTTCTTACACTTTCTTTTTTATTGTTATGATTATTTCCGAGAGGGGCCGTTCTGGCCCCTTTCACGTTTATAAACATTTTTAGTTGTTTTATATTTTAATGTATAACATCGTATTATGGCAAGAAAAACTAACTCAAAATATAAGAAACAAGATTTAATCAAGATGATAGTTGATTGGACTTGTGAAGGAATACCCCAAGCTCAGATAAAAACAAATATAATGCAATTGGGATATGAGATATCTTATTTCTATACATTACATAGAGAAGCTAAACCTTTAATCAAATCAGCGTTACAACATATAGTTGAAAACAAATTAGAAGAAACCATAGCTGAAATGGAAGAACAATATAAATTAGCATTAGAAGATGGTGATAGAAGATTAGCTAACGATATCAGAAAAGAAATCAATAAGATAAGTGGGCTGCACCAGCAAAAGTTAGATGTAACAACCAATGGTGATAGCATCAACAACATAAGTATAATAAAGATAATAGAAATACAAAAAGATAATGAAGATTGATATAAATAAATTATTTAGATTACGTGAATACATTGAATCAGTATCTTCAACCAACGTAAAGAAAGTTAAATGGGATTCAGTATCAAAAGATTTAGTTATCCAGTTTGAGGATAACAGTATATATACATACTCAAATGTTCCAGAAGCTATTTACATAAATGTTGTTGATGGTCAAGCTGGAGCAAAGAACGGTGACTACCCAAGTGTTGGTGCTGCTGTTCATCAATACCTAATAAACGGTGGTTACCAATATAAAAGAGGTGGAACCATTTAATATAAAACAATAGAAATTATGCCAGTAACAAAATGTACAATAGATAACCAAGATGGTTACAAATGGGGTGACCAAGGTAAATGCTATGTTGGACCAGATGCTAAACAAAAAGCAATAGCTCAAGGTATAGCAATTGGTGAAGGAGATAAACTAGAAAAGCTTCAACGTATATCTGAATTAGCTAGAATAAGAGTGTCATTTGATTATGATGATACTGTAACACTAACCAAGGTACAGAACATCGTTAAACGTTTAATCACAGCTGGTGCTACAGAAGTGTATATCATAAGTGCTAGAGATAATGCTGCATCAATGTATGCGTTAGCAAATAAGTTAGGTATACCAATGTATAGAGTATTTGCTGAAGGTAGCAATGAAGCTAAGATAGAAAAGATTAAAGAATTAAATATAAGAACACATTATGATAACAATCCAGATGTGATTAGAGAAATACCAGGTATAGGGAAACTAATATAATGGAACTACAAATAAAAACAACTGGAGTATTCACTAAAAACCATTTAGCACTTGAAGATAAATCATTAAGGTTCATCATCAATCAAGGTGGTTCACGTAGCAGCAAAACATATTCATTATGTCAGTTGCTTATCGTGTATTGTTTACAAAATCCAAATAAGGTTGTTTCAGTTGTAAGGAAGAGTTTTCCATCACTTAGGGCCACAGTATACCGAGATATGATTGAAGTGCTTAGAGAGCTTAATTTATACCAAGAGAAGTATCATAATAAAACTGAACACATCTATACATTCCCAAATGGTTCTCAGATTGAATTCTTCTCATTGGATGATTCACAAAAGGTCAGAGGTAGAAAGAGAGATATACTATTTTGTAATGAAAGCAATGAGATAGGTTATGAAGAATTTATGCAGCTTAATATGCGTACCACTGAAAAAGTGTTCTGTGATTTTAATCCATCGGATACGCTGCACTGGTTATATGATTTAATAGAAAGGTCAGATGCAATCAAGATACATTCAACATACAAAGATAATCCATTTCTAGAGAAATCAATCATAAAAGAAATAGAAGAACTTATCAAGGTTGACCAAGATTTTTATAACATCTATGCATTAGGGTTACCATCGAAGAGTAATCATACAGTATACAATCACCAAAAGTTTTATTTAGATAAACCTTCAACCAAAGAAACTATATTAGGATTAGACTTTGGGTTCCAACATCCAACAGCATTGGTGCGTTGTGATTTTAATGATAATGATAACGAAGTATACGTTGAAGAGTTATTATACGAATCACATTTAACAACACCAGAGCTTATCAATAAGATGAAGGAAATCTTAACCAAGCAAGGGTTATCAATGAACACCACAATTGTATGTGATTATGCTAGACCAGAAATCATAGCTGACCTTAATTCTAATGGGTTTAATTGTGTGAATGCAATAAAGAATGTCAAGGAAGGTATTGATGCTGTTAAATCAAAGATATTACACATACATGATGATAGCATAAATATAAAGAAAGAGTTGAACAATTATAAATGGAAAGTAATCAATGAGAGAATAACTGATGAAGTAGTTAAGCTATGGGATGATGCGATGGATTCAATGCGTTATGCTATTTTATATTATAAGAAAAACTATAGCTCTGGTGGTGGTTATGACTTTATTTCAATATCTTTTTAATTTTTTTTATTATAAATATGTTTTTTTTCTTTTTTCGTTATATTTATAGATATATAACAATAAAATATATTTAAAATGATAAATGGAATATAAAAAAACAATAGACAATTACATCACTGAAAGATATGAATATCTTTACAAATGTGCAACTAACATCCTCTTGAACAACAAGAGAGCAATTGAAGCTGGTGACTTGGTATCAGAATTAGTGATTCACCTATATGACAATGAGAATAAAATACAACAATACATCAACATGAATAAGCTTGAAGGATTTTGTATAACCTATATGAATCTGAATGGTAAGTATGAATCATCAACCCTAAATAAAAAATACAAACTACAGTTCGTTGAATTAGATACTATAATGGCCAACAAGCTATCATCAGTTGATGAGTATGATTTAATCGATGTCGATGATTATGAGAAGGAATTGAATAAGCATTTTACATCAGAACAAATCAATAAGATACTGAAGATAGATTCAATACTTAATCAACTAACAATCCCAGAGAAGATATTATTTGATGCATACTTCGTAAAGAATTTAAGTTATGATAAGATATGCAAATCATATACATTCTTCATAGAAAAGAATGGTAAGAGAGTTAAATATAAATCAAAGAAATCAATCTATAATATGATGAATGATTTAAAAGAAAAAATAAATAAATTATTAGGAAACCATGGTAGTATTTAATATAATAGCAATAGCAGCAATAACCTACTTATTCATAGAATCAGAACCTCTTATATTAATTAAGAGGTTTTTGGGGTTTAAGGAAGAAAACTATAACCAATACGGAAAAGTTAAAGCATTCATATATCGATTGATTACATGTGCTTTATGTAGTGGATTCTGGATTGGTTTAATGATGACCCATTCACTACAACATGCAGCATTGATAAGTTTAGCTGCTGAAACAATAACTAGACTAATGAAAAGATTTTAACTATGAACCCATACGTACAAGAACAACTAAAAGATTTAACTGATGATAACATCCAACAAAAGGTTGGTGATTTAATAGCATCTATTAAAAGTAATTATGCTGACAATAATCAAACAGAATTACTTTTCATATATCACAATAGGATATTCCCAAGTCAACAAGAGCACACCAAAAGTTGTTCATCATGTAGAGAGAGAGTATACAACAGATTGAAAGAATATAATAATAAAAACATTAACCAAGGATAAACTATTTTAAATTATGAATAAGAATAAAAATATCAGTAGAAGTTGGAAAGATGTTAAATTATATCAATTACAAGAGTTAAACTCATTACAAGAGTTTGATGATAAGATTGATATGATGATTGAATACTTATCAATACTTTTGAACATTGACCCAAGTGAAGTAGAGAATATGCCAATCAATGAATTGATGGTAGAGTTTTCTAAATGGGAATTTTTAAAAGAACTACCAGAAGAAAAGAAGATTGATATCATCAAGATAAATGGTAAGAGATTTGGATTGATTAACCTTAGTGAAATGTCATTTGCACAAATGGTGGATATCGAAGAATATATCAACGATGGTGGTACAATGCAAAACTTACATAAGATACTTTCAGTTATATACCTTCCAATTGATAAATACAACGTGTTTACGAAGAGATATACACTTAAACCATATGAGTCATCAGAGGAGCTCCAGAAAGAGTTTCTAACGTTAGATATGAGCATACTGTACCCAACAGCACTTTTTTTTTATCATATCGTTCAGACTTATTTAAAAAATTCAGCGTTATCTTTAGTTCAGATGAAGAAGGAGAAGATGATGGAGATGATATCGAAGGAGGAAGAACTATCGCAGACGCAAAGGCTAATGCTGCTGAAAGAACTAGAAAAGTATGGAACTGGTACAAACTAATAGATGAGTTGGCTGGTGGTGACATACTTAAAATGGAACAAGTAGTTAAGTTACCAGCAATTCAATGCTTAACTTATATAAGCTATAAAATACAAATGAAAAACATAGAATAATGAGCATAACTTTTAATCAATTATTACTAAAATTTGAAGCACTGGCTAATGACCACCTTCAGATAAAAAGATTTGGGTCTGGCCCAATAGAAGATGTTAATACATTCTCACCATCATCTGGTGACTTCCCAGTATTATGGGTGGTACCACAAGCAGCAAAACTAGGTAAAAATACATTAGTGTATACTATGCGTATTTTGGTGTTTGATATTGATGAAACAGATGATAGCAATAGAGATGAAATCTTATCGGATACATTGCAAATACTAAATGATATCTTCCAACAAATTATGGAAGATGATGATAACTATGAAGTTAATACTGATTTAATAGCAACACCATTCAATCAAAGGTTTGTTGATTATTGTACTGGATGGTTTGCTGATATAGAAATCACAACTGATATAAATAATTCTTTATGTATAATTCCAAATGAGTAATAACGTTAAAGAAATATTAGATAAGGTTGCTGACAACATAACTGACGAGATGAAAGAAATCATCAAGTTGAATGGTTCTATGGCAACTGGTGCTTTATATAATCAAATAAGAGCTAATGTAATTGAAGGTAATAACTCATATAGGATTTCAATTACATATCCATTTTATGGTAAGTTTATCGATGAAGGTAGAAAACCAGGTAAGATGCCACCATTAAAGGATATAATTGAATGGACTAGAATCAAAGGTATTCCAGAAGGTGCTGCATTTCCAATTGCTAAGAGTATTGGTAAGAAAGGATATAAAGGTATAAACTTCACACGTGTGATTTATAATAAAGAAAATAAGGATGCATTAATAAAAGCATTTGAAACTGAATACTCAAAATACATAATAACTGAATTAATAGATAAAAAATAATGGCTAATATAATACGATTATCAACCCCAGCACAAGCTTATACTTACAAAATGGTGCCAGTATATAATGGATTACCTTTCGTGGTTAATTCATATCAAACCGATAGAGGTAACTTTAAGTATATTGCTGATGTTTATGTTGGTGGTACTAAAATAACTACCTTAAAACAAAATAAAGATATATCAAACTCATCGTATGGTATATTTGATATTGGAAGAATTGTTGAGAATTATATCGTAACAACTCGACCAGTATTTTTAACACAAGGATTTGCTGGTAACCT